CTCAAACGATATAGATTTCAATTGTGATAGTGCAGGAAATAATTCTTCATGTGCTACTGCTACTGCTTCAATAGTATGGGCAGGTAATTCAAATGATTTAGATATCGACATAGGTGAAACTGCTGATGCTGCAAATGCAACTGTAAGTATAACAGGTGCTTCAGGAAGTGACAGTAACGTTGTTGCTGCTACTATTGATGGTACCTCTGCTATATTAACGTTAACCGTAAATGGTGACACAAATAATTATTTAATTGATATAAATGGTGATGGTGATGTTAACGGACACACCTTAGTTCACAGCCATACTGGTTCAATCGCAGACGTAGATATCACACAAAGTGGTGTTTATGATAATATAATAAACTTGACAACTGTTGGTGACAACCATGATATTGACATATCACAAACTGACTAAGTGGACAATAATAATATTAATATTATTTTATGCTGGTCCTTCCTGGGCCAGCATAGGAAACGTTGACCAATTCGAAGGCAACGGTGTCGTAGATCGTAAAGACGGCGACAAAAATATTATCATAGAGCAAGAGTTAGAAGTAGAACAGTTTGATACTGTTAAAACAGGTAATGGTAAAGTAGGTATATTATTCATAGATGATACCAGAGTAGATGTTACACAACACAGCAAACTTATTATAGATGAATTTGTTTTTGATCCTAATACTAACACAGGTAAACTATCATTAAAAGCAGCACTTGGTACAGTTAGATATGCAAGTGGACAGATTGCAAAAAATTCAAGACAAGATGTAAAGATTACAACACCAACAGCAACAATAGGTGTTAGAGGTACAGATTTTTCTATGACAATAGATGAACTAGGAGGTTCTACTATTATACTACTTCCTTCTTGTGATGTCAAGGGTAATTGTTTTGTAGGTGAGATTAGTGTTGAAAGTGCCGCCGGTCAAGTAATACTTAATCAGGCATTTCAGGCAACCCAAGTGACTGTGCCAGAGACACCACCAACTCCACCTGTTAAGTTAGACTTAGAATTAGATATGATAAACAATATGCTTATTATATCTAGACCAAAAGAAATAGAAGAAGAAAACTATGATAAGAAAATCAAAGAAGTTGCAGACGCATTAGATTTAGACTTTTTACAATTTGATGATTTAGAAGTTGATTATCTAGAGGAAGAAGAAAACTTATATGTCACAGGTTTAGATATTGACTTCCTAGAACAAAACTTTTTAGCAGATATTCTAGCACAAATCAACAAAGAATTAGCAAAGGCAATGAGATCAGAGTTTGATAAACAACAATCAACGGATGGTATATTCTTAGGAAAAAATCCTGAAACTGGTGTCATTATATTAGATGAAGATCCACAATGGGTATGGATTAGAGAAGACCCTTCAGGTGCATATATTGAATTAAGATTGGATAAAGAGTATGGATATATACTAAATATTGTACAAGGGGAGTTTGAAATGTATGACTTCCAATTACAAGGACAAGATAACCAGATTAATATAGAACAGTATCAATGAAGACATTTAGAGAATTTACAGAGGCACCAAGAATACCTAGAAAAAAAGGGCAACCTGCCGGCTCAGATAAGCATAGTGACTTATACACAGATGAGAATCCTAAAGGTACGATACAAGGTCTAGGTTTTAAAGATGTTGCAACAGCAAAGGCAAGTGTAAACAAGATTAAAAATTCAGGCAAATCACATGCACATAAAATACAAGCTGCAATTGCAATGGAACAAAGAGCGAAAGTTATGGGGAAGACAGCTGAAGCTGCAGTTTATAGAGCATATATCAATGCAATGAAAAAGAAAACAAAAGAAAAAAATGAAGAAACAGAACCCAATAGCGAAAGACCTACGAACATCTAAATATAGAAAAAGAGTAGTAAAGGATAAAACAAAGTATGATAGGAAAAATTCTAAAAGAAAGTTCACTACTGATATTTCTACTGACGTTCATTCTAGTAGTATCGACAACAACAGCAGAAGCAAATGATTTAGATTTAACAATAGATGATCTTACAGACGGTGGTAGTTTAGATATTGTACAAGACGGTCAAAATAATGATATTGATTTAGATATAGTAAGTATGGATGGATTTATTATAGATATAGATCAAGTAGGTAATGGCAATTCGCTTGATGTAGATGTTGATGGCAGAACATCTAATGGTTCATCTATGTATTTTAATCAAACAGGTAATAACAAATCTTATTCAAACACACTATGGTGTGGCCACTCTTTTTGTACCATAACAGTTAATCAAAATTAGTCAAAGGGTGCGACATTTTGGGCCAATTTTGCCCTTGACTTTTCTCTAAAATCGTATATACTAATAAGTATGAAACATAAAGAAAAATATGAAGTTGTGTATAAAACACATGACGGTGTATGGAATGAAATGCATTTCTACAATAGAAAAGACGCTGCTTTTTATAAAGACGCTCTTCTTAATAAATTCTCTTGTTCAGAGATTAAAATTTTTCACTATGATTTAGTGGATAAAATAGGTCAACCTAGATGTGTCTTTGACGCAGAGGGTTTAATCTCTTTAGAAACTGCCATTGAAGATGTCGAAAGGATATCTCCTCACATATTCTAATTCGCATAAATAATTATGTGAAATATATTAGTCATTGGACAACAGCGTTTATTACGCTGTTTATCTTAACATATATCGGGTTTCAAGATCCTGGTTTTAAAGAAACACTACGTCTAAAATCTTTTGATTATCTTCTTTCAAGTGAAGATAAAACACCTTCCCAAGACATTACCATTATTACAATAGATGAGGCAACCATAGAAAAATATGGTCAATGGCCTTTTCCTCGTGATATTCTAGCAGACTTAATTATCAAACTTAGACAAGCAGAAACAGGTATAATTGTTATGCCTATATTGTTTAGTGAAGAAGATAGATTTGGTCATGATGATTACTTTTGTGATGTGCTAGGATATGGCACAGTTATAGCACAGGTTGGTACAATACAAAAACGACAATCTAATCCAGTGCCAAGAGGTGTTGCAAAGATTGGAAATCCATTAGACTTTTTATATGAATGGCCAGGCATGGTTGGTCCATATCCTAAACTTGCAGAATGTACAGCAGGTGTAGGTGTAATTAATACAGCACCAGAGATAGATGGTGTGACTAGACGAGTGCCATTGTTAATGAAAATTGGTGATGAGATATATCCTAACATGTCAATTGAAACTATAAGAGTGGCAGTAGGTGATCCTTCATATCAAGTTAAAGCAGATCAAACAGGTGTGGTTGCAATGAGAGTGCCGGGTTATGATACAATCAATACAGACACAAATGCAAGAATATGGTTAAGATGGAATAAAGAATTTAAAACAATATCAGCTGCGAGTGATGACTTTTCAGAGGCGGCAGGTACAACAGTAATTATTGCCTTGACAGCAGAGGGAACATCTAGTATAGTAGCAACCCCATTAGGTGAACAATATGATTATGTAATAAGTGCTACCTCATTACAAACAATATTAGATGGCGAGACAATAAAACGATTTGATAATCTAATAGAATTATTGATTGCCTTTTTAGTAGGTCTTGTTATGATTATTCTAGTAAGATATACAGGATATGGAGTGATAGCAGGTGCTATTCTCTTTATGTCGTTAGGTCTACCAATACATGCAAACGTATTTTTTCAAGTAGGTCTAACATTAGTAGATATCACATGGATATTATTGACATTTATTATAGTAGCATTTCATAGTACATTCTTACGATTTATACTAGAATTTAAAGCCAAACAACAGATTAGAAAACAGTTTGAAAAGTATCTAGATCCACGACAAGTGGCGATACTTGTAAAGAATCCAGAGAAACTCAAATTAGGTGGTGACAGAAAAGAGATGTCTTTCTTGTTTATGGACATTGTAGGATTCACACCTATATCTGAATACTATAAGAACAATGATGATCCAGAAGGTCTTGTAGAAGTTATCAACGATTATCTTAATAGAATGAGTATTATTGTATTACGAAATGGTGGCACAATAGACAAATATATGGGTGATTGTATTATGGCATTTTGGAACGCACCACTTGATTGTGATAACCATGCAGAAATGGCTGTCAAAACAAGTATTGAGTGTGCAATAGAAACAGATAGAATTAAGAAAGAATTTAAAGAAAAAGGTTTGCCAGATATTAACATTGGTTCAGGTGTTAATACTGGGACATGTATTGTAGGTAATATGGGAAGTGAAATGAGACTAGATTATTCTGTAATAGGTGATGCTGTAAATCTAGCTGCAAGATTAGAAGCTGCAACTAGAAATTATAAAGATGATGATGGTAAAGTGGTACCTACTCTATACTCATCTTATACGAAAGAACAATTGGTTGATATTAAATCAATTGAAGTAGATAAGATTAAGGTGAAAGGTAAAGAAGAACTAATCACCATTTATAAACCAGAGGAGAACTCATATGACGTTATCAAGGCAAGTGGCAACAATGCTACGAACATATCAAAGGGAGAAAAAAATGAAACAGCTTAAGAAAATTACAAGACTAAGAAAATCGAGAAATTTAACAACTTTGACGAAAATGCCTAGATATCAGACGGCATGATGAAAAAAAGTATCGCTTAGCGATACACCAGCAAGGAAATTGATAGGGGGGGTGTATGATTGTACCCCCCTTTTTTTATGCTTTTTTGAAATTAATTTGCAAACGCAGCTTTTTGATAAGCTGACATTGTTGGATCGTTTGGTGTTGTCTCTTTACCAACTGATACAGTATTGCCTTGATTGTTTTGTTGAATTTGCTTATTATCTGAATTGATTATGACTACATTTTGTTTTTCTAACTGTGATTGTAATTCTTGTAACTCTGCTATTCTATTCATCAGTCTTTCTTTATCGCCACCTTCAGCTGCTTCTGCTACTGCTTCTAATTCTGCTATTCTTTGAGGTATACCTTCAATAGATAATCCTGGATTGTCCCTTCTCAACGTATCAATTTGTGCTTGACGAACAGCAATGGTATCTTCTTGATATTTTCTATTACCAGTAAAGTTAGGATCATCCAATTTTGCTTGTGCTTCATCTAATCTATCTTGTAAAAACCCTATTTGATTTTCTGTATTTCTATTTTGTCTAATTGTTTGCATTTGTGCTTCAACATCATCTGTGGTAAAGAAGTCAACAATCTTATCAAAATAAGGCACATTCTTTGTTAACCAGCCAAGTATATCAAAGTTAAATATTCTTCTAAACAAGTCAGTAATAGTGTCAATAGGGTTAAATATAATACTTAATATATCATCTAATATATCACTAAATCTAAATGAAGCAAGTGCTTCTTCAGCACCTGTGAAACCCATTTTACCAAGTACCCAACCTACTGCCCCTTTTACGAAGTCAAGTGGAGCACCAGCTAAACTATTAACTAAACCTTTTATACCACCTTCGAAACCTGCCATCAATTTGTTGAAAAAACCTTCTGGTGCTTCTTCACCTTCTTCTAAATCTGTGCCAAAGAAACCTTGATAGAAACCTTTTATTGTATCAACTAAACCTATAATAATTGTAAATGGTAAGAATAACCTACCTAATAATTTAAGAAACCCACCTGCCTTTGCTCCACCTGCACTAAAGAAATTAGTTACACTTGATATTACAGGTAGTTTAGCAAGAGGTGCCATTATACCTCTAATTGTTGTTGTTAACTTACCTAGTGGTGCGAATACTTTTTTTACATTAGATGATATTATCATAAACCCACCTCTAATACGAGTAAATCCAGCAGTAATTGCTGCTGTTGTTAAAGCTATAGTTTTGGTAAGAGGTGAAAGTGCTTTGGCTGCTCTAAGCTGAAATCCTGTTAATCTAGTTTTAAGACTGTTTAAAGTTTTTTGAATGATACCTGTTGATTTGACATTTGCGTCTTCAGCTGCTGTTGCCACTGTGGCTGTTGTTGCAGATACACCAGTTAGTGCTGCTTTAATTCTTGCAAGTCTTGAAACTGCTAGTGCGCCTAGTGGAGCAATACCTTTATAATCTTCTGGTTCAATGGCTGCATTATCATTAAAGTCTTTTAGATATTCAAAAACTTTTAAAACACTCTTGAAGAATAATGTAAGACCTTCTACTGTATAAGTAAGTATAAGTGTAGCAGTAGGCAAAAGTGCTTTACCTACATCAACTAATACAGTAAATAATTCTTTTATTGCTCCAAATAAATCTTTAACAGCCCCTCTAAAAGCTTCATTCTGTAATGATTTTAAAACTAATAATATACCACCGAAGAATATTACTACACCACCAACCAAGGCCTTAAGACCTTTAAAGGTTTTCATGAACATACCTTCTCCTAAGTCTTTACCTGATACTGGATCTTCTCCTTTATTTTCTGCTAATAATCTTGCTCTCTCTTGTTCATCAGCAATTTGACGTTGCATCATGATAGCATCAGATTGCATATCAACTGATTCTGAAAAGTCTTTACCTATATTCTGTAAACGAAATGCTAGATTCTTATTGACATTAGAAAGACTAATACGATTTTGTTCTCTACTCTCATCAATAGCCTCTCTATTTTCTTTTAATTGATCTATAACTCCTGCAAAATTCTCAGCCATAACTTACTACTTCTTTTTTCCTGAATATGCTTGTGACCCAAAGAACGCCGCAACAATACCTGCAACAGCAACAAAATATGTTGGTGCCATATCTCCAAGTATTCCACTTGCAGTTTCTAGTCCTGCAACAACTGATATAACTATGGCCATAGGATATAACAATAGACCTGCTAATGCAAACCATGTCATCTTACGTTGTGCGTCTCTCATGGCATCAGCATCTTCTAATTCTTTACGCTTAAATTCCATATACATCTTATGCTCTTCAGCACTTACTTTACCATCACCGTTTGTGTCTGCCGGGTGATGTTCTTTTTTAACTTCTTCAGCCATTATGCTCTCCTTGCATTTGCCTCTCTCTGTTTTCTATTCTCTTCCTTTATATGCTCATTTAATAAAGTCAGATATATTTCCCTTTCATATGGTATCATGTTTTCAATTTCAGTTAGCGACCAATGATGCAACTGTATCATTTTAAAATTCAAATCATAGTAAGTTTCTAAATTAATATGAGAGAGGCATATTAAAAAAAACTTTGCATACCTTCCAGTACAACTTTACCCTTCTTCTTAGTCTTAGGGTGTGTCAAAGTTACAGTATGCGATAACTTTGGCATTGATGCGAAAAACTCTTGTATCTTCGCAAACTGATTTTGTGTTAAGTTTTCAACAAATTCAGTCAATTCTTTTTTACTTAAATCTCTTGCTTCATAAGTCTCTACACCATCCATGATCTGATTGATGCAACTTACAGTAAGAGCTACAGCATCATCAGCTGTAAGTTTAGTATAGTTTCTATCTACAAATGTTTTCATTGTAGGATATTGCATAACTACACTAACTGTATCAGTAAGATCAAACTTATTAGTATGATTATCACCAACTTCTACTTCAACTTTCGTCAAGTCCACATCTGTGGGTACTTTAACTTTTTCATCACCAGGAAAAGCAAGATTTAGTTTTACTTTCTCACCAACTGATTTACTTCTTATCTTTAAAAACATATATTCTATGTCAAAAGAAGGCAGCCTCTCAATATCTACCTTATCAAATGTACATGCTTTTACTACATCACTTAATGCATTAAAAACTTCTTTTTGTTCACCTTCTTGGGATTGAAGTAATATCTTTTCTTCTCTAACCAAGAACGGTCTGTATTTCACTTTTTCGTCCGTGCTAGGGACATTCAACTCAAATGTTTGAGTATTCAACTTAGGTAAAGCCATAATATCTCCTTATAATTTAAAACGTAAATGGTGGAAATACTTTTCCGCCAAATACTTTACCAATTGGAATAGATCGTTTCAATTGATTGATAACGTTCCTTCCAGTTCTTCTTAATTCAGGTGGGAGACCACTGAATAGTCCTCCTCCTGCTTTTACTACACCAGATGATAGACCACCAACTTTTCCTGTGCTGTCTATATCTAGTCCGAAATTTAACCAATCTCTATATGCAAATGTGACTTCAATAGCAACATAACCATTTTGGTTTCCAGTATCATATTGTATCTGATTAATAGATGTTGGTAAACACTCTCTTAATCTTACTCCATATGTTTTACTGTCTCTATCATTTAAACCTTCAAATTGACCTAATTGAAATATATCAATAGGTGCAGTATATTCATTATAAAAATTAAACATACCTGTTTGATTATTGTAAACTGTATTTTGCCATAACTCAAAAAAGGTTCTCAATCTTAAAAACTTATCACCAATGAAAGTGGCAGTAATATCTGAATACTGAACCTGTGTAGGATATTTATATGGAGCTCCAGCAATACGATATGGACTTGTATTAATTGTTCTACCTGGCATAGTGACATTTGTACACAGTAAACTTACTGTTTCTGCTAAATCTTTATTGTAGGTTTTATTATCATTTGATCCTGGTGGGCCACCGGGAGAATCATCAAAGAATAATGGATCTACTGCTTTTTCTAACTCACCACCTGTTGGTAATGATATGTTAACTATGAAACGAGTATTACGAGCAACACCTTCACCTTTTGAAATTGCTGATCTAAAACGATTGATTGTCGTTTCAGGATTTGCTCTTTGTTTTAATCTAGGATCACCAGGTATATTATCATATTCTCTACCTCTTGGCAACCCTATTCTTATATCAAAGGGTCCTAATCTTTTACCGCCTCTAAATATTGCCATTTTATACTTTATGTTTCTTTCTGTTTTTTAAATGTGCTGCTTCTACATCATCTTTATTCTGTCCGTAGTATGGTACAGCATGTCCTACTTTACACATAAGACTATTAACACTTACACCATCACACCAAACATCACCAAGAATACGACCAAACTTTCCAGTCTCATCACCCTTGTATGTTTTGATTACAATACGAGAAGCACTTTTTAAATGTTCTTGTAAAAACTTTTTAGATAGAAGACCATATTTCTTTTCTTCTAAATCTCTTGTACGACTTTCTGGTGTATCAATACCATACAATCTTACTCTTTGTTTATACAGTATATCAAAGCCCATGTCAAGTATTACATCAATGGTATCACCATCAACTATCTTTATGACTTTGCTTACTCTATAACTAAAATCTGTTGGATCACCTAATTTATTCATTAAATCATTCCTCTACTATCACGCCATACTCTACTTGCACTTGCCTTTTTAAATTGTGCTACTGGCATAAAGATTGCAGGCGCATAATCATCTTCTTCCAGTTCTAAAAATCCACTTACGAATTGTTTTCTTAAATAATGTTTGATTGTTGGTTTAACTTCTCTTATGTTTTTTAGTTTACTATAATTACCTGTAAAGTTTCTCTTATCTAATGTTTCTAACAATTTCATTCTTAGTGGTATTGGTAGATAGTGAAAGTTAATACCTAGAAATCCACCTGCCGCTGCTTGTATTGGCATTACAAGTGGAAATGTATCGTAATAAGGCAACGTTGCTTTAAGTTTAGGATTGTATCTAAAGAAGTGTAGTTTGTTGAAACTAGGCGCCTTCTTAGTTTTACCATCACGCATAAGACGAGCTGCAGATATTCTGTTTGATAGGTCTGCTACTTTTTTCTTATACCAATTAATAGATAAATCTCTATCACCTGCTGTATTTCTTATTGTATCAAAGACTGAAGCCATATGACTATTTATCTCTAAATATTAGAATGAAAAGAATAAAACGTATATCAAATAGGATACTAGTACAAGGCAAATATAAACCACAGAATCCAGACAAATATAAAGGTGACCCGACAAACATTATATATCGTAGTTCTTGGGAATTGACTGTATTCAAATACTTAGACAGTAATCCTAACATATTGAAATGGGCAAGTGAAGAAATATTTGTACCATATAGACATCCACTTACAAACAGAATAAGCAGATACTTTCCAGACT